CTTCGTGACACTCCTAGCTATCTGTTCCCCTTAAAATTAAAAGTCTAAACCATTCGCTAAGACTCACCTAATTGAGTACAGGCCTGGTGCATACTTCGAGCATAACAGATCCTTATGCTGCAAATATGAACCACACCCCGGAAATGTTAGCCTCTTATCTGGATGTTTAGCTTCTCATCCAAGCCAAATATCTTAGGAGGATTTCTCATGGCTTTCCAAACTGCTGCTGGCTGGTCGAACCTGCCCAACGGTAACTTCTCTTCGGTCATCTACTCGAAGAAAGTCCAACTCGCTTTCCGTAAGGCCACCGTTGTTGGTGATATTACGAACTCCGACTACTTCGGTGAAATCTCCGCTCAGGGCGACACTGTTCGCATCATCAAAGAGCCGGAAATCTCGGTGTCGGCTTACGCTCGTGGCACTCAGATCCAAGCACAAGACCTCGACGATGAGGACTTCTCGCTGGTTATCGACAAGGCCAACTACTTCGCGTTCAAGACTGACGACATCGAAGTTGCTCACTCGCATGTGAACTTCATGGACTTGGCTACGAACCGTGCTGCCTACCGTCTGGCAGACCAGCATGACCAAGAAGTTCTGGGCTACCTGTCGGGCTTCAAGCAGTCGGCTCTGCACACCAATGCAGACACCATCAACGACATCGTGAATGGTACGAAAGCTATCACCACGGCTGGTTCGGATGAACTGCTGACTTCGATGAAGCTGAAGAAGGGTTCGTTCGGGAACATCACCACGGCTTCGGCTGGTGAGCACTCGATCCCTGTGGCTGCTCGTCTGCCGGGTGCAACTGCCCTGCCGACCGAGTACGTCTCGCCTGTCATGCTCATCAACCGTATGGGCCGTCTGCTGGACCAACAGCGTGTGGACAAAGCTAACCGTTGGTTGGTGATTGACCCCGTCATGATGGAAGTCCTGATGGATGAAGACTCGCGCTTCCTGAATGCAGACTTCGGTGACTCGGGTGCTCTGCGTAACGGTCTGGTTCTGAACAACTGGAACGGCTTCCGTGTCTACATCTCGAACAACCTGCCTTCGGTTGGTACTGGCCCTGCAACCACTGGTGTTGCTAACCAGAACGACAACTACGGTGTGATTGTTGCTGGTCATGACTCGGCAGTTGCTACCGCTGAACAGATCAACAAAACCGAGACGTACCGTGACCCGGACTCGTTTGCTGACATCGTTCGTGGTATGCACCTGTATGGTCGTAAGATCCTGCGCCCGGAAGCACTGACGGTTGCAAAGTACAACCTCGCCTAATTGGTAGGTGAACTCAGGGTGTCCCTTCGGGGGCACCTTTCTCTGCCATAATTTCTAGGAAAGGATTCTGATATGGCTATCTCTCAATCGCTGCGTAATCGCGCAATCGTAATCGAAAAGTACGTCACTCTGGCTGCTACCGCTGGCACTAACGTGGGCGTCTCTGTCCCCGCTGGTACGCTGATCCTGGCAGCTGGTGTTGAAGTCCTGCAAGCTGTCCCTGATGTCTCGGTCTATACGGCTGACGTGACGGATGGTACGACCGTGTTCGCTAATGATGTGTCCCTGGACGCTGCTGCCAAAGGTACGATCCGTGTGGGTACGACTGCAGGCTTCATTGCTGCTGCTGACACTGTTGACGTTGTGACCACTATTACTGGTTCGCCGGGTACTATCAAAGCTCGTGTGTTCGTCGTTGCCGTTAATCTGAATGACTCGGTGTACGAAGCAGCTGAAGTTGATCGTGACCTGCTGGCATAATAACTAACTTAAGGGGGCTGTCTGTAGCCCCCTTCTGCTTTCCAAAAGGGTTCTTTAGCAATGTCCAACTACGTAATTCTCGTCAACCTTCTTTTGACAAGGCTCAACGAGGTTACTCTTGACCCGCTTGGTGATGGTTTTGATTCTGTTCGCGGTGTTCAGGCTCTGGCTAAAGACGCTGTGAATAATAGTCTTCGTACAATTTATCAGGAAGCCCAAGAGTGGCCTTTCCTCAAAAATACTTTCACTCAAACTCTCACTGTTGATGTCAGGGAGTATAGTTACCCTGCAGATTACTCTTCCTCGGACATCTCTACTTTTTATCTGAAAAAGAATACTTCGCTCAACAACCAGCCCCGCTATTTACCTGTTATCTCTTACGAAGAGTACACCCAAGAGTTTCGGGCTCAAGATGACGAAGGCCAAGAAGGTCCCCCAGAAAGAGTCTACCAGACTTACGGAAGTAATTTCGGTGTCTCCCCTAACCCAAATCAAGCATATGATTTAGAGTATATATACTGGAGCATCCCTGCAGACTTACGACTTTATACTGATGTGTGCGTAATCCCCAGCAGGTTTGACCATATTATCGTTGACGGTGCTATGACATACATGATGAACTTCCGTTCAAACGACCAAAGTGCAGAAATACACAAACAAAAATTTGAAAGCGGCATCAGGGCTATGAGACGTATTCTCCTTGATGAACCCACTTACATTAGGGGTACCGTGATTCGTGGGAGAGGTTAATGCCAGATAACATTAAATCTTTTCCCGCCTCCTGCCAAGGGGGTTTGATTGGTAATCTTGACTACCTCACTCAGGGTGCAACTCTCCCTGGTTCAGCCATTAGAATGATTAACTACGAGCCTGCCCTTGAGGGTGGGTATCGACGTGTATCAGGTTATGCAAATTCTTATGGTACTGTTCCTGGAGAGGAAGGTGCGCCTGTCCTTGGTGTCACAGTCTTGAGTGGTATCAACAGCGGCATCTTTGCCTGTCGCAAGCCTAGCTCTGGTAATAACTACCTACACTACTGGGATAACACGACACAAGCTTGGGTGAATGTAACTACCTCTGGCTCCCCCACTATGGTTGGGGTTAGTAGGGTACGTTTTGCCAAAATAAACTGGGGTGTCCCTAAGCTAGTCCTGACGGACGGCATTAATCCTGCAGCTACTTGGGAGGGTACAACCTACACACAAATTACAGGTGACCTTGCACCTGCAGCACCCAAATATTGCGAAAATTTTTCTAGTCACCTCTTTCTTGCAGGCAACACTGCTGAACCCTACAACATTTACTTCTCTGCACCCTTGGAAGAGTCTAACTTCAAACCCGCTGATGGTTCTGGTGTAATTAACGTGGGTTTTGAAGTTAAAGCAATCAAGGCATTCCGTGACCAACTCTACATTTTTGGTGTCAATAACATCAAACGTCTTTCAGGTACAAACATTAGTGACTTTGTTGTTGCAGAGGTGACTAAGAACCTTGGTTGTATTTCTTCAGATTCCGTAATTGAATTTAACGGGGACCTCTTATTCCTTGGACCTGATGGTATTCGACCTGTTAGTGCCACTGAGCGTCTCGGAGACATAGAACTTGGCACCCTCTCTAAACCTATCCAGTCTGTCTTTGAAGCTTATGCTAGAAATGAAGACCTTGAGTCCATTACATTCATGGTCGTGAATAGGAAGTCTCAGTTTAGGTTATTCTTTGCAGAGGCAGAAGCTCTAGGACTAATTGGCTCTCTTCGTCGTTCCGGTCAAGAAGGTCTTGGCTTTGAGTACTCTCAGCTTGTTGGTGTAGAGGTATCTTGTGGCGACTCTGGGTACATTGGCACAGAAGAGTTTGTGATCCACGGAGACTCCCTTGGTAGAGTACACAGACAAGAGGTGGGACAAAACTTTGGTGGGAACCCCATTTTTTCTCTCTACCAGACCCCCTATTTGTATATGGATGACCCTATTGTACGTAAGCAATTCTACGACCTGACCACGTACATGAGGGCTGAAGGGCAAGTCATTGTCAATCTTGGTATTGACTTTAACTATGGCGACAGTAATATCATTAAACCTACAGATTACAGCTTTACAACTGCAGGTGCCGCTGCCCTCTTTGACTTATCCACATATGATACGACAGATATCTATGATGGGAACCCGAGCCCTGTACGTAAGACTAATATTCAAGGTTCTGGAGATTCTTTGTCTATTACATACGTGACCACGGAAGACCAACCCAGCCACACTCTTCAAGCTTTTGTGGTCTCTTATACCCTTGCCGATAGGAGGTAATTCTACATGACAGGATACGTTCGCCAAGCTGCTGCGGATATTGTTCCTACAGCTGTTGTGAGATCTGCCCCAGTCAACTCTGAGTTCAACGCAATCCGCGATGCCTTCTCTGCGAGTACTGGTCACAGACACGATGGTTCTACTGCAGAGGGCACTTACGTACCCTTGATTGCGGATGCAGACGCCAGAAACAAGGTGGTTGTAAATACTACAGACAATCGCGTAGAGCTTTATGTTGAAGTCTCTGCGACCCCTGTTGCCCAAGTGTACATTCAGGATGGAGTTCTCCTCCCTGTCGTTGATAATGATATTGATCTTGGGTCTTCCAGCCTTGAGTTCAAAAACTTGTTCATTGACGGCACCGCAAAGATTGACACCCTGACTGTCGATGAGAATGCTGTGATTGCTGGCACCCTTAATGTTGTTGGCCTGTCAACCCTTGCTTCTGTTGCTGTTAGTGGCGGTACAATCAATAATGCGGTTATCGGAGGTACAACCCCCCAAGCTATCACTGGCACCCTTGTTACTGCTACCACAGGTTTCTCTGGAACCCTTACTGGTAACGTCACAGGCAATCTTACTGGTAACGTCACAGGCAATCTTACTGGTAACGTCACAGGCAATGTCGCAGGCAATGTCACTGCGTCCAGTGGTTCGAGCACTTTTACTGATGTTACAATCAACGGCTCCCTGAACATGAACAGTGGTAGTGCGGGCACCGTAACGGGACTCTCTGCACCTGTAAATGGCACGGATGCAGCCACTAAGACTTATGTTGATACTGCAGATGCCCTCAAGCTAAACCTCTCTGGTGGCACCATGAGTGGCGCTATTGCTATGGGCACCAATAAAATCACAGGTCTGGGGACCCCTACAAGCACTGCAGACGCTGCCACTAAGGGTTACGTTGATACCACTGTTGCAAGTCTAATTGATTCTGCTCCAGGTACTCTTGACACCTTAAACGAGCTTGCTGCTGCTCTTGGGGACGACCCTAACTTTGCCACAACGACGGCCACTTCTATTGCGGCTAAAGTCTCTAAGGCTGGGGACACCTTGACAGGTGACCTGGTTATGGGTTCAAACAAAGTCACCTCAACGTCAACCCCCACAACTGAGGACACGCTTACCCGTAAGGGCTATGTTGATACTCAGGTCACTACCCGACTACCCCTCTCTGGTGGCACCATGAGTGGCGCTATTGCTATGGGGACAAGCAAGATTACTGGCGTAGGCGATCCTACATCCAATCAAGATGCTGCTACTAAGTTTTACGTAGATGACCAAGGTGCTACCAAATTGAACCTCTCTGGGGGTACAATGACAGGTAACATCTCAATGGGGGCAAACAAAGTCACATCCACTGCTACGCCTACTGTAGCTGATGACTTAACACGTAAGGGTTATGTTGATAGTATTCTAGGGAGTGCAACATCTGCTGCTGCTAGTGCGGCTGCTGCTGCTACGTCTGAAACTAATGCTGCAGGGAGTGCATCTTCTGCTCTGACCAGTGCAAACAATGCTGCAGCCTCTTTCGATAGTTTTGATGATAGGTACCTTGGAGCTAAGGCATCTGCACCCTCTGTCGATAACGACGGGAATGCGCTCCTGTCGGGTGCAATCTACTGGAACACGGAAAGTACGCAGTTTTTTGTTTGGACAGGTTCTGTTTGGAGCGCCGCAGTTTTTGTTATAGATGACACCGTAGTGACCCTCACGGGCACTCAAACGCTCACTAATAAAACACTGACTGCATATAGAGAAACCGTTGGGACTGTCACCTCAAGCACTGTTGACCTGTCTACAGGCACTGTGTTCTCGGATACACCCGCCACTGATCCGACATACGTCTTCAGCAATCCACCTACCTCTGGTACCGCCACGGGTTTCACACTCAAAATTACGCCGTCTGCTACAGTGACAATCACTTGGCCTATTTCAGTTGACTGGCCGAACGCTTCGGCACCTGCAGCACCTGCAAGTGGTACAACCAGCGTCTTTGTGTTCTATACCCAAGATGGTGGCACGACTTATTATGGTTTTGTTTCTGGCGAGGGTATGGCATGAGTGGGATAGCTCGACGCCTGATGGCCACCCCAATGAGAGAGCCTATGGAGCTGGTGTTTAACACGGCTCTTGGTGATACCACGATTGAAATCCCATTCGGTAGCTCTACTGTCGTAAACGTTGAGGTGGATTGGGGTGATGGGACTTCGGACACCTACACGACTAACGGCACCAAGACCCATACCTATGCTTCGGGGGGTATCTATAATGTTTCTATACAAGGGTACCTGTCACAATTTGGCGCCACTGCAACACTTAATCGCCCGGAACTTACTGGGTGTTTGTCGTTCGGTACCCTTGGTTTGACAAGTCTTGGGGGTGCGTTTCGTGATTGTATTAACCTGACGGAAGTACCTGAAAAAATACCCTCTTCTGTTACGAGCATGACTTCTATGTTCTCTGGGGCTACCTCTTTCAACCAAGATATCGGTTCTTGGGATACATCTTCTGTTACGAGTATGTCTGGTATGCTCTCGGGGGCTACCTCTTTTAACCAAAACATTGGTTCTTGGGATACATCTTCCGTTACGAGTATGTCTTTTATGTTCTCTGGGGCTACCTCTTTCAACCAAAACATTGGTTCTTGGGATACATCTTCTGTTTTCACTATGTTTGCTATGTTCTCTGGGGCTACCTCTTTTAACCAAGATATCGGCTCTTGGGATACATCTTCTGTTACGAGTATGACTTCTATGTTAGAGAATGCTACAGCCTTTAATCAAGACCTTACGGGTTGGTGTGTTGGTAACTTTGGGTCCGAACCCACCAGTTTCGCTGGTGGGACATCAGGCCTAAGTGTAGGCAACAAACCAGTCTGGGGCACCTGCCCATTGTACGTTGCCGATGGCTCGATTACCTACATTGGGGAGGCCACAGGAACGTCGAGTGCCACACTACCTCCGCATCAGTCCGGGGACCTCATCCTCGCTTTTGCGTTCCGAGACGGGTCAACAACACTTCCGACGCAACCCTCCGGCTGGAGCTTTCTGGATGGGACCGGAGCCAACTCTTGCGCAGGACGGGTGTCTTACAAAGTTGCGACATCCGATAGCGAAACCACAGGCACCTGGACAAATGCTACAACTGTTATTTTTCTTATTTATCGTGGTGTGAATCTTGGAAACCCCCTAAGTCTCTCCAACAGAAGCACAGGTTCGAGCACCACCGTCAACTACAACACCAACGCCTTCTGGCAGGGGCTCTCTCGTCTGCTTACTTTCGCAGGACACCGGAGCACTAACACCGCACTTGAAACACCTCCGGGGACACTAACGTTAATCGTGAACGCTGTGGATGCCTCTGATGAGGCTGCTGCCTTCCACTCTACCGTTGATAATTTTGGAGATTGGGCCAGCACAAATGTATCTGTTGGAGGTACGTCTTCTGGCTGGATCACTTTCACGCTTCGCCTTCGTGTCCCCATAACTCCAGCCCCGTAAGGAAACCCCTATGCTTATTAGAATCACAAACGGCGTTCCCGAGACCTACACAATCGGACAGCTACGCCGCGACAACCTCAACGTTAGCTTTCCAAAGGACATCCCTGCGAAGACGCTTGAAGCTTTTGGTGTCTACGAAGTTAAGGAACTTCCTCGGCCCCCCTTTGACCCCGAGACGCATTACCTGAAGGCATCGGACTTCTACCAGGTTGAAGGTAAGTGGCAGGTTCATTACTACCCAGAACCCCTCCCACTGGCTCAGGTCAAAGAAACAATGCAAGCCAGACGTACTAACCTTCTTGCTCAGTCTGACTGGATTGTAGTTGTGGCCTATGAGCGGCAGGAATCTGTACCACAAGAATGGGTAGCGTACCGCCAAGCCCTCCGTGACGTACCTGCACAACAGGACTTTCCTTACGAAATTCTTTGGCCCAATAAACCCGCTTGATTTTTTCCTCGTAAGTAGTTAAGATACTAAAAAGCTTTGGAGAGTATGAGATGAATTTTACCCCGCAACAGCAACACAACCTCTTGTCAAAGATGGGATATGACGGGCCTGCTAACCCTAAGATGATGGATGCTTTCGTGTCGTCCAACCCAGGTGCCGCTGCAAGAATGGGGAAGTTTAATCGTGCTCTTCAAAAGAGGGCTGGTGCTCCTATGGGTATGGCTGTAGGGGGTTCTGTCGGGGTCACCTACAGGCTTATTCAGACGGACCAAGGTAACTATCGTCTCATTGACTCTACGGGTAAGGTTATTGAGAGTGGTTCTAAGTCCGATAAAGATCGTCTTACTGAAAAGATGAATAGCCTTAATAACCCTTCGGCTAACACAGGTGCAGCTTCTGGTACTGCTGCAGGTGATACTTCTGGTGCAGCTTCAGGTACTACTGCAGGTGATACTTCTGGTACTGCCCTTTCGCCGGGTTCGCAGATGAACCAGAAAACTATTAATGACCCTAAGGACATTTCTGTAAAAAATGCACCTAAAAAGGGTACTGACCTTTCGCCGGGTTCGCAGATGACCCAGAACATTATTAATGACCCTACTGGACTGGCGACGAAGCCTGAAGTAGAAGACATTTCTGTAAAAAATGCACCTAAAACCATTATTGGGGAGGATGAAGGTCAAGCTCAAGAGACTGCACCTGCAGGCACTACCGCTGTAAAAAATGTGTCTACTGCCGCTGCTCCTACGCCTACCCCTGCAAGCCTGATTGATGCAGCTATGGTTACCCCTGGAGTGACTGGGGTCGTAGATGACCTTGAAGCTGCTACAGGTACTGTCTCTGATAAAGTTACAGCTCAGACTATGAACCCTGAGAAGCTGGCTTCCTTGGGTCTCCCTGCAGCAGAGATTGAAAAAATCCGTAAGGTACTGGACACTGGGGACCTTGAGATTACCCCTGAGCAATTGGCAGAGGCTGCTACCTTGGCTAGTCAAGGGATGTCTTTGCCTCAAGCAGTGGCTAAGGTCACTAAACAAGATTTTGAAGCTATTGCAGCTAAGTTTAAGGGGGCTACCCCAGAGGCAGAAGCTGTTACTGAGTACGACACGACAGGTATGGGTGTTGCTCAAAGAGATGTCTCTGATGAAGAGCTTGCTAGAGTAGCAGGGTTGAATGCAGAGGCTGAACAAGCAAAAGCTGCTCAATCCTTGTTTGAAGCTAAGGCAAGGTTTGCAGAAGGTAAGATTACACCTAAGCAACTGGCTGATGCTCAAACTGAATATGATAATATTGTCACAAAAATTGCTAAAGGTACTGTTGGCGAGAAAGAGCTTATCAAAGGACAAGGTGCAGGGCTTACAGCTGAACAAGCTGGTGAGGTTGAGGCAACCTACGATGATAGCTTAGAAGCTGCACAAGGGAAAGTTAAGAAGGGGGAGATTGTAGATGCCAACACTGCGTATGACCTTCCTCCCACAGAGTCTGCAACCCTTAATAATACTGTCGTCCAAGGGGCAGCTAAAGCTGGTGACATCCCTAGTGCTGAAGCTGCTGCAGCAATCTACGCCCAAACTTTGGCAGCTGCTAAAGGCAACGTAGGTGCAAACGAACTGGTTGATGCAAAGGACGTAGTTAAAGTTGCAGAAGCTGTAGAGGCTGTTGCTGCCACTATGGATGCACTCAATGCTGCCTCTGTGATGCAGGCCAGCCAAGGTACGCTTTCTCAGGCAGCCCTTGCTCAAGCTCAACTGGGTCAAGTACCTGTATCTGCTACTGTTGCAGGTCAAATGACGACCTTGATGGAGCAGTTTAATAATGGTACCCCAGCTTGGGCTGCAGGTGCTATGAGGGCTGCAAACGCAGCTATGGCGGCAAGAGGTCTTGGTGGATCTTCTATGGCTGCAGCAGCTATTATACAGGCTGCGATGGAATCTGCTCTCCCTATTGCTGGGGCAGATGCTCAAGCTTTCATGCAAATGGAAATGGGCAACCTTGATCGTCGTCAACAAGTCTCTCTGGCGAATGCTGCTGCACAACAAAACATTACGTTGGCTAACCTCAGCAACCAGCAACAGGCTGCCTTGCAGAATAGCTCTAACTCCTTTGCCTTGCAATCTCAAAACCTCTCTAACCAACAATCTGTAATCTTGGCCAATGCACAGATCAAAGCTGCACAGCAAGGCCAAGTCCTTGAGGTCACTGCACAGGCTGCTTTGGCTAACGCTGCTCGGTATGCCGAAGTCAATAACATCAACTTGACCAACAAACAACAGGCACTTCTG